ATAGTATCCTCCGCCTCCGTTAATGGTAATTTTTCCCCGCCATCTTTTAGTTGTTTCCGTAGTGACTGTATTTCCTCAAGAAGCTCTGCCCCGGACTGCAGGCCAGAGAGTTTCGCAATCGCCTCCTTTTTAAATTCTTCATTATCAACATATTTATCAAGAAAACTGAGAGCTTTTGTTTCCCAGTTTTCAACTTTCATGAATTCATCAAGGAAGGCTGTCATCTTTGCTGAAGGCTGAACACTGGATGAGAATTGTTCAAAAAACTCATCTCCAGTTGCAGGCTCATCAACAACGTCTGCACCATGTAGCTTTTCCACACGAGCAAGATCATGAAGAGGAAAGTCATCCTCATCACGCTTCTGCTTGCCGTCTTCATCTAACTGAGCTTCCCTGATCAGGTCAAACACAATCGAAGTCCCGAAAGCCTCTGGCTCATCTTTTGCCATTTTTAAAACATACTCTCCAAGATTTCCATTTGGAGTATCAAACGAAGTATCACTGATGAACAAGTCAGCCCGCGCTCGATCGCCATCTTTTTCGAAATTCTTGAAACGTCCGATATATGTTCCCAGTGCTGTTTCACTCATATTCGGATGACCAAAGCGAGCCTTGATTCCACGTTTTGAAGCTTGCCCAAATTCAACAACCTGATCAACCGTCTCTCCATCAATCACAAGACCATGACCTAGAGCTTCGCCTTCAGAAATGATAGAGACACCTGGGATTACATTGTTTTCGAAACCAGTTGCAGGAACGGCGGCTGCTTTCAAGCCTAAACCACCGGCTGTGCGAAATCGCTTCTCTCTATTCTTCTTCTTTGTCACATTCATCAGGCAATTTCCTTTCGATTTCAATTTGAAGCGACCGTGGAACCTCAAGACCCGCTGGCATCAGATTCAAATCAATCCTGGTCTTCTTCGTCCCCGTCCCCGCCGTTCTCTTTTCTATTACTATCATCAGGCTCCTCTTCTGGATTGTCAACAAGGTCGAACTCATCCAGCCCCAGCTCTTTTGCGAAATCCTGCTCAACCTTGCGCTGCGTGAATTTCTCTTTCCACTCCTGGCCCTTTTCGGCGAAATGGTCTTGCATCGTCTTCATGTTTTTGCCAACCAGCTCAATCGAGGCCTTGGCTTCTTTTGCCGGATCTATAAAATCAAATCCATCAGGTTGCCATAATGCCTGATTGTATTTCCACGGGTCACGCATGTACTGGCCAGGATTCAAGCCCGGAACTTGTCCATTGAGAACCATCCGAAAAACCATGTCATCCCTGAAGGGAACACAGTTCTGGTTTGCATGATACAACTGAAATTTGCGATATGCCTTCCGGTCGAGATTAGAATTCACCCGAGCAGAAGCCATATTCGTTTTCGTAAGGTCACGAGTTACGCTTGCATAGCTCATCCCGAATGTCATAGTGATGATATGCATGAGCAACTTCTGAAGCGGTTCCAAAACTTGTCCAATACTATCATCTGCCTGAATCACTTCAGGTTTCCCGCCTTGATCGCCAGTGATGATGCTTCCCGGCTCCAGTGGCATCTGATTATCAGAAGTTGCGTCCTTCGCCATTATCTGGCTCATCGTAGTGCCAGGCATATAGAAACTGATGAGAGCCTGAATTCTTGAAGCAACCAGCTTGTCAGATATCAGATTCTCATTTGCCCAGATATATTTCAGAGCAGGCACGGCCCACGGAACGCCCATCAACTGCTCAACCTGACATCGCTTGAAATGCAATCTCATCTGAGGTGCAGCAATAGGATTCTTCAGGCCTTGGATATTAAATGAAACCGTTCTTCCTAAATTGCTGTAATTGATACCAAACTGAGTATCAACAATTTGCGGATCATCAAACGAGGTGCTTGAGTAATCTTTCGAATCATCGAGACGCAGAGTATTCATCAATTGATATTGTCTATCTATAAATGTGCCTGCAGGAGCGCTAACTTGATTTGACAGCATCGAGCCGCCCTTAAATTGCTCGTTGAACATTACATCCTGCAACTCATAAAACGACTGATTTCCAGTTGTGTCAAACGAATCGTTGAAACGCTTCCAGCCTTCGTTCAATGCCTTGTTAATTCCAACAGCAGGCTTCCCGCTTGAATCGGTTACATTTGAAACAGGAACCATTCCAGTTCCGACAACATTGTTTGACAACTCAGCTTGCAGCCCTCGCATTACCGGATTATTATCATACGCCTGTTGTGATCTTGCGATGAGAGTTTTCCAAACATTTTTCAGGTTGCCTGAGTGAGTATTATTCGTACTTGTCCAGTCATCCTGAAGGCGTCCTTTTTTGCCAGCATCATAGTGATTGTTAGATGCAGAAAACGCTTGACGCGAGAACAATTCGAAATACCTTCCAAGCTCATATTGATTCGCAGGCAAACCGCTGTTCATTGCCTTGACATCTGCGACTATATTCTTCACTTGTTTTAGGAATGGTATTTTCATTATCCTGATGCCCCTCGAAAAGAGACAGGGATACTTCCACCATAAGTAGATATGACAAGCTCCGCCTTCGCATTTGCGATGGCTTTTTGTAGTGATTCAAGGGATAAGAATTTCACATCACGACCGTTGATATTTATTTCCGCAGCACCTCGCGTGGCAATCGTAACAACTGCCGCTTCCATTGCGTCAATATTTGCTTGTGTGTATGCCATTTGCCCCCAAGGAAATAAAAAAGACTATGCAGAGAATGTGGCTCCACATAGCCTTATTATTTCCAGATATAGTGGCCCTGTATGGATCAAATACAAGACATTGCGCAATTGCGCCAGTTAATCAAATTATAGTCAATGGTTAAATTCTTGTCAATTAACTTTCACGAATTTGACAATCTTTCTGCATAAATTGCCTTTTTTGCTATTGTTTAGGCACTTTCTTGAATAAAAGACGTATTTCTCCTATATCCGCAGGGCAAAAACGAATAAATTCCCACCCATTTGCAAGCTCAGAATTCAATATATTCTCCAATTGACGGTACTCAGCGCCGTCTCGCTGAATATCCCTCACTCTGTATTTCAGAGGGATTTCAACAACCTTTTCCTTCTTTCTTCCGGCGTTACTGTTCCCCGCGCCTTTTGTTTTTTCTTGCATGCTTTCTCTCCTTCAATAGTTGAAGCAAACGGTTCCAACGATATTTTTCAGCAGATTTGACTGTAAAAATGCGACCATGAAACACCTTGCAAAGCATCTCAAACGTGATGCGTAGATTCATTACCTTCAGCATAAACCAACACATTTCACCACCCTTGTGAATTTAGTTCGTCACGATATGCACCAATTGCATTGTCCTGGTGCTCAATCTTTTGTTCAACAGTTCGAGCCTCATCCTTCGTTGCCATTTTTTCAATACGAGCAGCCTTCGCTTCGTCAAACATTTCTTCATCCAGCTTCAGCAAAATCCGTGCTGCTGTCAGGTAGTTCTCAGCATCTCTGGAGTGATCAGGATCTTCTGAAACCCACTTCGTTTTTTTGTTTCCTCTTGTGTCAACCCACGACTGATCAAACTGGTTTCGAATCTCTTTCCTATATCCTGATTTTATGTCCCACGGAAGATGCCACAAATCCCCTTCCATATCGCTCTGCACAATCCGTGACAACATCTCAGTTTGTCCCATGAAATGATTGGCTGTTTTGCTTCGCTCAATCAAGGCTGCTTTTTTGTTTGTTGATCCAATATAGATGCCGATATTATGTGAGTGGCTGGCGATGTAATCCACATCTTTTGACCTGTGACCACCGCGATCAATAAACCCGAATGTGATATCCATCAGAGCACCGGATTGCTTCTGATATGGATATTCGTAGATGTGATCATTTAAACATTTCAATACATTTACAGGGTTCTTATACTGATCATCTTTCATGTCACAGAAACAGAAATCTTCGCGAACTAACCAGCTTTCCATACCTTCGCCATATCCACGAATAACCCAACGAAATCCATTGTCCATGGTATCAATACCAATCAGCAAGATCCTCACGGCATCAGGAATGTATGCATTTGACCCTGCCTGATAATACTTCTCTTTCTTCGATTCAATGAAAGCGTCCTGCATCCGATCAGCTTTCATCTTCACCCATCTGGCCATGTCCTCATTCTGATATGTCTTTAGCTCATTCGGGTCTGGACTGGCAAGAGCCTCGAAGTATCTGGCGAGGCATTCTGAGAATGTGAATGTGATATCAACAAAGCGATTCCAATTAAAAACCAGCCGCCTCGTTGGAGTCCGGCCACGGATCACACCCTGGTTGTCGATTGTCTCAGTTTCGGTTGCGTATCGAATACGCTTCGACATATCAATTCTGGCGTGTTCCGTAATCTCTTTATGACACGATGAGCATTCATACCATACTGCACGAGTTTCACGAATTCTCTGAGGGCTGTGGTCATAAATGCCCTTCTTGTTTGGCAACTCTTTAATCTGATGATCAGTCAATTGCTGATAGACACCACACAGAGGGCATGGATAAAATGGATATCGAATCTGAGTGCCTGGCTTGTGCGCTTCGACATATGAGGGATCTTTGTCATTATCGGGCGAAGTCTCAAAAAGAACCTTTGTGGCTTTTCCCATCATCCGGCTTCCCTCGCCACGGCCTTGAATCGCTTTCGTCTGAGAGAAATCCTTCGCAGGCCACTTTGCAAGCTCGCTACCATAGATAAAACTAGAGTTATGTGTGGCGATATCCGTTTTCACGCCTGCAGAGCCAACACGAACAAGACAGTTCATCAGCGTGATTTTTTCCTGTGTGAGTGAATTCGGTTTGCCGTCCCAGTATTTCCTGATTGCAGGAACCTCGCGAACCATCGGTCCCAGACGTTCCTCAAAAACTTCCTTGACTGTTTTATTTTTTGCGTAGATACACAGGATGTTGCCAGTCCTGACATCAATCACCCAACCAACGATTATCTCAGCCAGAAAGGATTTTCCTGTTTGAACTGGCGCAATGTACATCACAAAATCATGATCAACAATAGCATTCAGTGGCTCTTCTTGCCAGAAGAACAGGGTGATTTTCCCCTGTATAGCATACGCCTTCGAGAGGACAAACTCACCATTAGCCCACTCAACAGGCATCACCAGACCCTTGATTTTAAAATTATCAATCTGTCCGGTATGAAAAGGAAATTTGTGTTCAGGAAATTTATATTTGGGTTTGCGTGGCATTTACTTAAATGATTCCGAAACATATCAGTATTGCTAGTACTACGATAGTGGCGATAGTGAAAGCAAACGCCCAAAAGTGGTCGTGGTGGTAATGGCTTCTGCAGGACATGCATATTTTTATGTGCTCTTCCATACTGTGAATTGGAACGCCAGTGTTGGCACAGATTGCCGTTGGCTTTGGTCTGATTTTGTTTGTATCCATCATTCCCTCGCTTTGTTTAAGAAATGGATTTCTGTTTTCTGGATCTATTGGAAGATTAACCCATAAGCCGCCTAAATCCATTTTTCCTCCAACTTAAGCCTTGGTGGAGCAGGCGGAGGTGGTGGCTTCATGAGTGGAACCCTGATAGGACACACCTTGCGATACTTCAAGCTGTCATTCTCACAGCACCTTGGAAACAAAATCACAGCCAGCCCCTCAAACATTGTGCGCCGACTCTTCCGCGTACACTTGTATGCATACTGATCGTAGTACTTGCAGTTAATGGTTGATTCTTTTTTACCCATGCTTCAACTCCTGTAATAATCCCACATGAGAAATCTACCACGCTTGTCATCAACATGTATCGATCCACGATTGAAGCCGATTCCGGTCATGCCAACAGCAATGCCAACCTGTATAATATCAGCACGAGTGGAACCACTTATTGCCAGAAGATCAGCAGCGCCCCTAAGATGTGTTGAACCAACCCTGCCACCAACGCTCGCATTATAAGCAGCGCAGCGGGCGCCGGAAATCACCACCAGTGGAATATCGAGTATCAAACGCATGGCATAAAGCCTGCGCATGAAATCAAAATCCGGCAATAACCCGCACCCGCATCTGCACTGCATCTCTTCGTTTGTAAAGTGTTCAGGAATTTTCATGGCTGCATCGTTCCTTTTATAAGAAAATCTTTAATTGCGTACCATGCATATTTTTTTCGAGCTGAACCGTGATACTTCACCAACACATCCATTGCCTGAATTTGATATTTTAAACCATCACTGACATTGCCTCTGAGTTTATTTAACACCTCTTTATCCTTGTGAGCTGTAATCCTAGAAGCTATATCTTTAATGGCACCCTGAATAGTGATGTTTTTTTCAGGAACCTCGATCTCAGTTTCCAAATCCCAATCCTCCACATTACCACAAATATTGACAGCCAGACAATCAATACACTCCACCCTATCAGCACAGTGGCTCTTCACAAAATTTTGTATCTGCCTTCCTGTGGCATCTTTCAGTTTTACTCTTTTCACAACGCCTCAGCTTTCTTCCCGGAAGCAGTCCAGGCATCCATCATCTCCATAAAAAAATTATCGTGAACCTTTTGTAATTTCCCGACATCGCTTGGTGCCATTCCTAACTGACCAGCAACCTCCATGAGGTTTTTTCTAAATCCTTCCTTCAGGAATAAACTCAGCTCTGATGATTGTGTCCGCATAATATCATGCATCTCATCCCTGGGCACTGAAACCTTTTCCTTTTCAGCATTCTCCAGCTCCAGCTTTTTAATCTGCTCAAGCATTCGTTTCTCTTCAAGCTTATTCAGTGGAGTACCCTGCTTTAGTGCCAGAGTTTTCTCATGTTGAATCCGCCACTTGAATGCTTCCTGACTATTAAAACTGCCATCGGTATTTCTAGGCATTCCCTTCGCCAACCACGAGATAATTGCATTCGGACTCACACCGAAGATTTCAATCAGACTGATCCGCGAGCATTCTAATGCATTTAACCCGAGAAACCCGATATCCTTAGTTTTTAGTTTCTTACCTGATTCTATGATTCTACATATTTCAGTGAGTGCTTCGCGTTGTGTCCGTGTGAGACGCCCAGCATTCATTCTCATGAGTGCCAGAAATTGCTTTGTTGTCTGAGGGCTGTTCTTCACAACTTTGCTGACAACAACCTTCTTCTTGACAACTTTCTTGACTGCCTTTTTCTTGGCAGCTTTCTTCTTGGTGGCAGGCATTATGATTCAAAAGAGCTAGAAGAGCTAGAAAAGCTAGATCCCTTTTTATTTTTTTCAACAACCAGTGCTTTTGTACTGTCCAGCATACTATCTCCCTCGCTCAATGAAAAAATTACCCTCGTGAGAGATTATACAACAGAGCCAGCAGCAAAGTCAATAAAAAGGTGAAAGTGTTTTTTCCCCACGCAAGAGTCAAGGCTTTTCGCTAATTTCAAAAAGCTGTAATTCGGGCTTTATACCCTATTTCTATATACACCAGCTTCCATTCCCCTCCGTAAACGCTTGAAATATGGTGTTTCCAACCTCTCAAGGCCACTTCTGGGCTATGACACTTTTCAGATTAGCGAAAAATTAAGGCGATAAAGTTGGGCTCTCCTCAC